ATTAGGTATAAAACCCCCTATTATGAAACCTCGATTAGAAGAAACACTATGCTGTCTTTTTATGGATATACAAAAGCCTTATGCTAAACATTGTCCAGATGACCGAGTTAATTTTTTAAATTATTATTATGTGCTATATAAAATGTGTGAACTTCTAGGCGAGAATCAATTCTTATCTTTTTTTCCAATGCTAAAGGATCCTGTAAAACGCATTGAACAAGATGATATTTGGAAAAAAATTTGTAAAGAATTGCAATGGGAATTTATCCCAACAATATAATTCTTATTAATAGAGTAAAAATTATATGATTATATAAATATTAACTAGTTACTTAAACACGAGGGAAACCAACAAGATTTGCGCCCATACCGAATCCAGCTCCCGATCGTGCGGAACCAGCCATACTTGGTACATAAGTATCTAAGATACTGAATGTTGCAGCAGCAGTCAAAGCAATAAGCATGACCTCATCCAAGTTCATTTGGCGTTTTGGGATTGCGTAAGCAGCGATGGCTACCATAATACCTTCAACAACATATTTAACGATGCGTCTGACGAGTTCGCCAATGTCTAATAATTGTCCTAATTGTCCGAGCATTTTATATAATCCATCAAGAAAAAAAAATATATATAATAATAAAAAAACTTAAAATAAGATAACTAGAAATAAATTATAATGGCAGATAAAAATAGCTATGAGAACCAATTTTTGTCCAAAGGGGTTAATAATCCTAAATATGTTGATTTATTAGAGGAAGATAAGCCAATTGCGGGACAGAAATTTTGTTGCGTGAGTTTTGTGTCACCAGAAAAAATTCTAAAAAAGAAAGAATTATTTTACTTTCAAGAATTCCTAAAACATTGGGATTTTACTAAATCAACAGAAAAATTCACACAGTTTCTAAACTTTCTTGCTTTTAAATATAATATGGATTTCGATAAAATTATGGCCGATTTTCAAGAATATACTAAATCAGAATCGGATAAACTTGTTCAAACCACCCTTGATGATGATTACAAAAATTTCCTTGATGCTAAAGAAGAAACTTTAGAACAAGATTTTAATGCTACATTCAATTTTCAAACTAGTACTCGTGGAATTAAAATACGAGGATCATATCCTACACAACAGGAAGCAGAGTTAAGATGCAGAATGCTCAGAGAGGTAGATCCAAACCATGATGTTTATGTAGGCCCAGTGGGTTTGTGGATGCCTTGGAATCCTGAAGCATATAAAACAGGTCGTGTGGAATATTTGGAAGACGAGTTAAATCAATTAATGAGTGAGAAAAATTTGAATGAGAAACAAGCCAAAGTTGCATTTGAAAAACGCGTTAGAGAATCAAAACGTGCAGCCATTGCAGAAAATGTTAAAATTGCAAAGGATAGTGGTAATAAATTAACACAAAATATCGATACTGATGGTAATCTAGTTGGGGTTGCTAATATGAATACTACTGAATCTGGATTAAACGGAGAAGTATCTTCGGCGGATATCAGAAAAGAGCTTTTTGAAGGTGCTAACATTAGAACTCGTCAATCTGATAAAGCACAAGAAGCCGCACAAGAAGCCGCGAAAGAAGCCGCACAAGAAGATAAAGTAGATATGGAAATCACAGAAAAGAAAGAAGATTAAATAATTTTATAAAATTGATTTATAAAATTATATATTTATTATAATAAAGATGAACGCTAATAAATCAAATATTGATTTCACTGCTAAATTACCACCAATGACAATAGTACAACCAATTGATAATAAAATTACCGAAAATACTCTACAAAGTTCTAATAAAGATATTACACAAGATGTAAAGAAGAAAAAGAAGAAAATTCCCAAGAGATGTCAATTAAAAGGATGTAAGAGAAAATTGCCAATTACAGCGTTTGATTGTAAATGTGAAAAGAGATTTTGCAATTTACATACATATGCGGAAAACCACAATTGTACCTTTGACTATAAAAGTTTTTACAGACAAAATTTGGTAGATAGAGCAGGGTTAGGAGGTGGTCAAATAGATAAAGTTGGTGATAGGGTTTAATTACCAGCGACTTTTCTTGACGTTTATCCGTGGTCCTTTTCTTTGCGCTTTGGGATCAAATGTTTCCTCATCGTCGTCAGAACCAATATCTTTTGACATTTCCCAAAATTCCTTAGAACCGAGTTTAAAATCCCGATGTGCATCTGCTTTATACCAAAATATTTGGTCATCTAATTTATTAGATTTAGCATTATTGGCTATTACCAAACATTCATAATTTTCCGTACATTGGTCCATCACTTGACAAAAGCTCTCAAATGTTGGAAACATACCTGCATAATTTTCATATATGCGTTTTCTATTGTTAATATAAGGTTCGCGAAGAATAAAAGTATAATCTATATTTGTTCTTAGATTTGGAGGAACTCCTAAAGGGTATTGCATTGTTATAACTAACATTATTTTCCAATGACGACCATTCATGAACAGAAGACGCATCAATTTATCTCGGGCCCAACTATTATCATATAAACAATCATCTAGAATAACAAATGCTCTACCATCTATATTACATCTTCCGTATGCCGCAACCTCTTTATTTATTTGTTTAATAACCATTTTTTGCCGTTTTAAAATATTCTCAATTATAGCAGTATTATATTCATCATGAATAAATAATTTAGGGACCATTTTAGCATAAAAACCATTTCCAGCTTCCGTTCCCGAAATAACAGTTCCTATTGGAATATCTTGATGGTGATACAACAAATCCTTTACTAAAAAAGATTTTCCTGTATCGCGCCGCCCTATTAAAACGATAACGGGTCCCTGAGTCTCACTCGATTTAAATTTGATATTTTTCATATCGAACTTTTTTAATTCCAAATTCATATTATTTTTCATTTATATTAAAATTAATATGAATTTACGCAATAAATAAGTTTAAAGCTTATATAAATTTTATCAATAAACACTAATGTTTAACTTATATTATAAAAAAAATGATAATGTCACTCTTTTTACTTCTCTGAACGATATAGGAATTTATAATGTGCAAAATTATATTCCACTTTACAAACAATTTTTTTCTCTTAAAGAATCTAATTACAAGAATCTTAACTTAAATCACAAATATCATATTGCAAATGTGTCAAAGACAGATAAACGCAATAAATTTAATTGTATCGTGAATGCCAATGGAAAAAACGAGAATAAATTATGTTTTTTTAAATTCTCTCCATTATTGGACCCTGTAAAATATATGGTAGGAAAATATAAAGATTTAGGGGAAATAGAACGCATCGCATTACCTGAATTAAATGAAAGTATTTGTCATAAGAAAGTACTTGACCCAAATAATTCTGCATATGTAGATAGTTTCTTTTCTTATTTAACAAGTCAATTATATCATAATTGTTATTTCCCCCATGGTTTAGATTTCTTTGGGTCATTTCTTGGAATTCAGCAAAAATTTGTTTATAATGTCGCCGATGATATAGATTATTTACATAATTCAACATATTTTCATAAAAATCAAGAAGATAAATTCAAAATTGAGAATATTGATCTAGGAATGTTAGTGGATTTTGATACAAGAAATTATAAGAAAAAACTAAATATTGGTAAAAATGTTAGCAACAAAAGTATTGCTTCTGTTAATAATGAAGATTTTAAAGAAGTGTTTCATTTATCTGATATTTCTAGCAATAGTAATCTAACACAACCAGACCTAGTTTTTGAATTTGATTTACCTCGCAACCAATCAAGAAAAACCGATTCGACTTGTTCTTCAAGATCATCAAATACGCATTCCCAATGCTCAGATAATGAAGATACCCTTTCTGCTAATGATGACAGTAGCAACGAAGAAGAAGAATCCTCCACTATATCTAGCCTTGATTCAGATATAGAAGTCAATGGCGTGTTATTTGATTTTCCAACACAAGTAATATGCTTAGAGTGTTTAGATGGGACATTGGACTCGTTATTAAATGAAGAAAATGAGATGGACGCCGATGAATGGAGAGCCTGTTTATTCCAAATTATCATGATGTTAATTATATATCAAAAAGTTTTTCATTTCACTCATAATGATTTGCATACAAATAATATTATGTTTAAAAAAACAGAAAAGCAATTTTTATATTATCGATACAATCAAAAATATTATAAAGTTCCGACATTTGGAAAAATCTTCAAGATCATTGATTTTGGACGTGCTATCTATAAATATAAAGGTCGTTTTATCTGCAGTGATAGTTACCATTCAAAAGGTGACGCAGCTACCCAATACAACTGCGAACCATATTTTAATCCGAAAAAGCCAAGATTAGAACCTAATATGAGTTTTGATCTATGTAGATTAGCGTGCTCATTATTTGATTATTTTGTAGAAGACCCAAATGATATTGACCCAATGGATCATTTGGCAAAATTAATGGTAGAATGGACACAAGATGACAAAGGTCGTAATATATTATACAAGAAAAACGGTGACGAAAGGTACCCAGATTTCAAGTTATACAAAATGATTGCGAGAACAGTCCATAAACATACACCTCAGGCTCAATTAGCAGGACCATTTTTCAATAAATATATTGTTCCACGTAAAAAAGTTGGTAGGAAAACCAAATTTGTAGATGTAGATAAAATGCCCGATTTAAGTGAAACTGATAATACAGTCGCCACTGCCCATTGTTAGTTAACTTTAATTTATTAGAACTTAGTATAGGCAGTATCTTTATTATATAATTTTATGTCTTCTTTGTATAAAATAGTTATAAGTTTATGCGCATCTTCATCATAAGATAATTTATTAGAACTACTTTTATTTAAATGTTTTAAAGATTCTTGTATTCCCAATATTTTTTTAATATATTCGAAATCATTACTAATGTTTTCTAATTTTCCAACAAAATCTAATTTTTCATCTAGATACATTGATTGGCCAGCTAATGTATCATGATTATGACAATGATATGCTACATGATGATGTAGAAATAAAAATAATTTACAAGCATCATTTTTAGTGATTATATTATTTTTGGGTGTGTTTAATTTATAATTATCATCTAGTAAAATATGTATCCATGGAGAGATTTCGTGGGTTCGTTTCATATTATCTGAGTATTGAGATAAAAACCATTTATAAGGATCTCGAATAAAACAAAACTTAAAATATGCATTCCATATTTTAATATCTATCATTTGTTTTACCTGATTCGCACTATGATGACCATAAGGAGGTGTACTTTCATCTGAAGAAATACAATTCGGATCTAATTCTTTTAATAAAGTTTCTATTGATGTTGAACCTGTTTTTGGAATCCTTATAAATATACATTTATACTTATGCGATATAATCATAATGCTATAATTTATTATTATACACTTTGTTTAAATGAAAAGTTATTTTAAATAAAAGGAATATGGTTGTCTTATAAAGCAAATTTATTAGAACTTAGTATTGGTAGTTTGATAAAAAATTGAATTTAAAGATTAATATGAATTACTGTTCATATAAATCATGCCTCTTCGGAACGGAAAAGAATATCTTCAAGATTATTTATGTAGAAAATGTACTCGATTTTATGGTGTTAAACAATATAATTATAACTGCAGTTACTGTATAAATGGAACACAAGGATTTCCTACGCAGCAAGCATTTACGGAAAAATGCAATCAATGGGCTATTGAAAATTCTTTTAAAAATACGGATGTGTGGTTTCGAGTTTTAAAGCGAGCTTCAAAGTTGAAAAAAGATGAAATATTATACTCATTTATTAAGCAAATCAAAGAAAAACAAAAAGATTCGCAGAAAAAATATATATTAGCTGACGATGCCCTATTATTGTATGAAGATAACCCTACTTTACTAAGAAGTCATATATTAGGGCATATAGTTAGTGATTGGTGGAATATTGTTAGTAAGGATAATAAATGGCCTTCTCACGCCGCTTGTTACTATGGAAATTTTAATGAACCACCAGAAGTAGGGAAAAATGTACCTCCAAGAATGCCGCACAGATTAATGTTGAAGAACCTACCCCGTACTTAATATATATTAATGGAAATTAACATATATAAAATTATTTTTTATTGGTTCTGCGCTTATGTCTGCGCTTATGTTTTTTTTTTCTACGTGTTTTTCGGCGTTTTCTCTTTTTTCGTGTTTTTCTTCGTTTGTTTTTGCCTCCCCGACGTGTTTTTGCAACATTGTCTTTGATTAAAGTATCGGGTTTGATGTGTTCAATTGTTGCTTGAAATATTTTTGGTGGGGGTCTATTTATTGGCCACTTCCTTTTGCGTTTTAAAAGGGCATCATCATTAGAAACAAATGGTTGTTGTGGTTTTGGTTTCACTATAAAAACTTCTCTGTCATGTTGCTTCATTCTCTCTCTTCTCACTGACATATATATATAATGCCGATTAAAAATCAGGAGGAGTAGTAAAAACGGTGGGTGCACCAAGGGTGGCTTTTAATGGTTCTAATTGTTGTATAATGAAATCACCTCCTAATACACTTAAATATACCATGACAGCCTCTCGTAATAAAATTTTTAACGGTTTATTTTCTTTAAGAATAAATCTCATTTCTAAAAACCGCATTAGTAAGTATAATCCTGCGATTACTAAAGCACCCACAAATGTATATGTATTCATTAATATAAGTCAAAAGAATCATATTAATATTTTACCGCATTATAAAGTTTCAATTCCTGTTAAAACAGGTGGTTTTTT